TCATCAGCTGGCAGCGCAGCGTTAACGTAGTGCACGTGGCAAGTGTACGCCTTGCTATCGCCTAAGCCTTTGACGCGCCGCACGCTAACGATCCGCCCCTTATCGCGCAGCAGCTTGATGCCACGGTACACGTCAACGGCACGACCGATCGTTGTATTGAGGTTATTGCTGATGGCTTGCATAGCCTCGAAGCGACCGGCTTGCGTCGGTGATTTGTCCTTAATCTTAGCAAGCGTTGCGTATTCCGCACCGAATGACTGTCCACCCGGCGTGGAATAGAAATCATTGAGCAACGTCTCGCGGACATTCGCATCAGGGTTAAGCGGCGGCAGCAACGGCAGCAGGCGGTCATACCTATCGCCATGCGTATCAGCCAGCATCAAGCTGATGGTCGCGTATTCCTGCTTAAGGCCTGACGCCTTGATGATGTCCTCACCGTAAGAGGTGGCGGCAGCGCTGTTCGAACCATTTGCATTCGTCGTCATGTCATACACTCCTAATGTGGTGTGATGTCGTTTGCTTGCTGCATTCAATCCATCAACCATCATCATTATGGCATAGCTAAACATCACCCGCAAACGCTGTTATTTTTGTCATGCAATTACAATGGTTTACAGTTGCACAGTGTATAACACTGCATTGCTATTTCTAAACATAAATAGCTCAATGAAATCAGGCACATATGCATATAGCTATAGCTAGTATGCATCAATGCACACATGCAGCTACCAGCTACCACATGTAGTGGCGTAGGTTATACAGTGTATAGATGAGCATGGCACATGAGGGGACAAGGCGCGCTCGCATCACCTGCCCATGCCCACGCTATGCGTTGCGACAACCATGCATGTGTGACGTTATTCCTACACACACCACATGTAGTGTGCACTATGCCTGCCACCTACTAGCTATAGTATGAGTGCAACCAGACGTAGTCCCCCGGCCAAAACCAAACGGCAGGTTGGCGGTTCGCCTGTGCGCGGGAGATGAGCGTTGTCACAAGCCGCACTCATGTGTGAATGTGCTACTACACAAACAACAGCTGCTGCCTATTAGCGCCGCTCTGTGTATTACATACGTAGTACTTAAGTACTGCCTATAAACTTAATGCATATGTAAAAAAAGCCCCCACAGCTGTTGCTCTATTATGAGCTGCAGCTATGAGGGCTATAGTTGGTTGTGTATGACAACAACGTATACAGTATAACACATGTACGATCACATGCAAGTCGATGAATAGTAGTTGTATTCACTCGCTCTGTAGTGTTTGTATGATCGAGGCTCGGCATCGAACCGGCTCTTCGAGCCGGGGGTTATACAGTGTATAAGCAACCCATTGACATCGCAGCGTAATCGTGCTAGGCCGAATGCTACCGCTTTCATGCACGTATATAGGGAGTACACATCATGCCGTCATGGGCCGGTGGTTGGGATAATGCACCTGTCAGTCCTGCACCTTATGCACTGATGAATGAACCCGGTGCTACTGCTCGTAGCGTTGCACGCTTGATGGCAGCGCAGGGTAACAAGTACTTCGGCTCCATCGCAGCTGCACTCACTGGCGCAGTGCCGGGTGGTCCTGTCAATGCAGGATACACGCAGGTGCAAGCGTTGCAGACTGACGGACTCAATCAGGGTGGTCAGCGTCCTGTGTCTACATACACAGTCGTCAATCGCAACACGACCGTCGCTGATGAGATCATGATTGATCAGCAGCTCCTGCCGCGCTTCATGCCTGTCGTACTCACAGCAGGCGTCGAGACATCAGGCTACCCTGTTGAGAAGTCAGGCAACAGCAACCTCGGTCGCACTGGCACAGTCAACAACTCGTAGTACTACTATGCCCAATGACACTGCATGGATGGAAGCTGCTGCACAGCGTCAGATAACGCCGGGGCAGCAGCCATCACCTGATGCACCTGTTGATATGCCACCATCTATGATGGATCGCATACTGCAGTTCCTTAGTAGACAATTTCTAAGTACACCATACCCCGGCGATCCATCTGCAGCACAAGCGCGTACTCAACCACGCACACGCGATGTAGAGGCTAACTACAGAGACATACAGGGTGCACTGCGTGCTAACCCGTCGTTAGGTATAGATGAACGTGACTTCGTACCTGGCAAGAGTCAGTACACAGGTGATGGTATGATACCTGATCCCGGTCAGCTACGCGGTGCGTCTCGTGATATGGAACGGACGATGCAGCGGCCTAATCTGCGCTATGGCAGACCGTACAGAGAGCAGGAAGCATACGGCGTGGATGAGTCCGAAAACACTCCCGGTTATCAGGGTTATCAAGACAGAGGTGCATAGCAATGGACGCCACGCAGTTACCGCCTGGAGCTATTGAAGCTCTACAACAGTCAGGTGCCAGCGGTGAGAACATCACTGCAATCCTTGCACAACTCGCAACGATGTCACCTGAAGAAGTAAGTCAGGCGCTTGCTGCACTCGGCGTCAATGTTGATCCTGAAACTATCCATGACACAGCTTCGCAATGGGTAGAAGAGAATGCTGCTAAACAAGCTAGCGCCGGTGCTGATGGTGGCGAGATAACAGCAGCATCTGACGCTCCGGCGGGTGGTGACGGTAGTGCTGATGCTGCTGCACCACCCGCTGATGCACAAGCCGAAGACCCTGCAGAAGAAGGTGCAGAAGCTCCGGGTGAGCCTGATGTATCTGCAGGTGACGAAGCAATGAATGCACAAGCAGCTGCATCGCCACAGGACATGGCTGCAGCACAAGCAGGAGGTGGTGCTATGCGCTCTGCTATGCCGAACATGGATGATGTAGTTAGTCAATCCGTCATGCAGGGTGCTGAAGCTCCTACTCCACAGATACGCGGTGGCAAGAACATCGCATCACTTAAAGGCCCAGCCACTCCGAAGGTTGCAGGTGGTGGTAGTGCTGCAGGCCCCTCTGATTATCAGAACACCATTCGTAACATCTTCAGACAAGCGCAGGGCGGTGGCGGCGCATCGAAGGGACCACGTGTACCCGGTGTGAAGGGTGCAGGTCGTCGCGCACAGTAGTCATGACAGACCTACCACTCGCTAATGGTCTTATCATTGATACTAAGACGGGTCAGGCAATACTGCCAACTTCGTCGCCTGAAGTCGTTATTCAACAGCAGACATCAAAGACAAAGCAGACACGCGACGAGGTTACTATACGTGGCCGTGATCGTAACAATCGTACTATACGCCGTGGCCTTGTAGACCTACCCGCTGACAGTAAAGCAGTTACTACAGCTGGCGTCGTCTGGTTATACTTCAACCTCGGTATTAGCGATGCAGAGATTGCAGACGCTACCGGCTTGAAGCTTTCACAAGTTGACATGATCAAAGGACTACAGCTGTTCAATCAGCTCGACGTATTATTGAAGGACAACCTCGCCGCTCTCACCGCTGAGAATGTGCAGAAGCGTATTGACAACTTCGCAGGTAAGGCGCTCGACGGTCTTGAAGACTTGCTGACCGACGCAGAAACCAGGCCTGCAACGAAGTCACGCATCTTCATGAACATGCTTGACCGTGGCGGCTACAGTCCTAAGCAAGTCACAGAGCATCGTCACTCTATGGATGGTGGTCTGACTATCAGACACATCCGAGAGATACAGCAGCCCAAGAACATGCCTACTATAGATGTCACACCTATTAAGGGAGACAAGTAATGTGCATCGTCGCTAACAAGGATGGACAAGGCATCCCTAATGTTGCAGCAGGTGTTGACCTCAAGTATGCAACACCTAACCGCGCGGGTGCAGGTGCGCCATCAGTACCGTCACTCTACGCGAGTGAGATATACCTCAACTCTACAACGGGTCAGACATACCGTGCGATGGAGACTGGCACCTCAACGTGGATTGAATGTCACGCAGGCATCAACGCTGCTTGACTATAGGAGGCTGACATGTCGATAGGCCTACTCTTCTGGGTGCTGATGATCCTATGGTTCTTCTCATGGATCGGTACACGTTGGGGCGGTTTGACTGGTCCCTACTTGTACGCGAGCGAGTTCCTGTTCTTCGTGTTGCTGTTCCTGTTAGGGTGGCACGCATTCGGCTTTGTCATACATTCGTAAATGCCACCACGCGCTAAGACAGTACACGTAGCTGAACGTCCTGAGTTTCTCTTGAAAGAGGGAAGCTTGCAGGACAAGTTCTTGCAGTCTACTGCGAAGCTGCAGATATACGGTGGAGGCTTCGGCAATGGAAAGACAACAGCAGCCGTCATCAAAGCAATACAACTCGCAGACATGTACCCCGGTTCAACTGGACTTATTTCACGATCTACCTATCCCAAGCTCAACGACACTATTCGAAAAGAGTTCATCAAGTGGTGTCCCCCTGAATGGGTCGTGTCATTCAGCACCGGACAAAACGGAGATAACATCTGCTATCTCAAGAATGGCTCTTGCATATACTTCCGATACATCGCTCAGCAGGGAACAAAGACTGAGAGCAGCAGCAGCAATCTCCTTTCTGCAACATTTGATTGGGTTATCGTCGATCAAGTAGAAGACCCCGAGATAACACATAAAGACTTCCTCGACTTGTTTGGTCGCTTGCGTGGTAGAGCGCGGTATGCAGGTGAGAACCCTGCGATGCCTGTAACAGGTCCACGATGGATGATGCTGACATGTAACCCTACAGGCAATTGGGTGTACACTAAGCTGGTGCGTCCACTACAGCAGTATCTACACACAGGTGTCGTAGTTGATGACCTCATCTGTGTACGTGACGTAGAGCGCAAGCCTGTGCTCAATGACAAGGGTGAACCACAACTACTCATCGAACTTGTAGAAGGTAGCACATATGAACTTCGTCACGTACATGAAGCAGAAGGTGGCGACTTTATATCAACGCTTGAAACTATGTATAGTGGACAACAGCGCGACCGCTTCCTACTCGGACGTTGGGTCGCGTATGAGGGACTTGTCTATCCGCAGTTCGACAACGCAGTACATCTACTTCAGGAAGGCAATGTACGAAGCCTACTTGATGCACTTATCGAAACCAACTACGTCCCCAATTGGATTGAAGCTTACGACTACGGACAAGCACAGCCCTCATGCTACACACTTGCGTTCGTCACTCCTGAGAAGCACGTCATCATATGCGATGGGTTCTACAAGAAAGAGTTCTCACTTGATGAGCAGATAGCTGCAATCAAGCGCATACGTAATGAGTGGTCATTCGATCCACCAGAGATGCACAAGATATTCGCAGACCCTAGCATCTTCGGTCGCAAGACAGTAGGCAAGCGCACACTCGGTAAGACCATCGCTGACATGTTCAAGGAAGACAACATCTACATGCGGCGAGGCAACAATGACATCAACAACGGCGTCGTCAAAGTCGGCAGCTACCTCAATATTAACACCACCCTGCTACACCCGATACAACGGACAGCCGGATCGCCTCGCTTATTTGTCAATGCAAAGCTCGACTGGTGGACAGATGAAGTTACCGGATATTTCTGGCAACAGTCCACAAGTGGCGAGCGCATCGACAAGCCTATGGACC